TATAGTGGTCAAATGACACCAACTCATAAAATGTGGTTTATTAGACCATCAAGTGGAAGTGTTTGGCCAAGGAAACCTCCAACTAGATATGAGAGATAGGATAAATAGTAAAAAAACTATTCGTCATAATGCCAGCAGAAAGAGAAAATAAATTTGCTAGAGCTAGGCATCATTTGAGGTCCACTCATTTGTTAGAAGGTCCTACAAATAATACTTCTGGATATTTTACAATTGAACCAGAAGTCTTTGAAACTATTCCAGCAGTTCGTGCTCCGCTAAATTTAGTGGCAGATGATTCCTCTCTGGTAGGAAAAGACACTTCTGGTTTATTTGATAATTTAGGTAATTCATTGGCAGAATCTCCACCAGGAGATAGTAGTTATATTCTAGGACCAATGGTTAGTGTTTACTTTCCAGACGGTGATTATAGTGCTATTGGATATATTCAAAAAGATACAAGAAAAGTAATTAACCTTGCCAGAATCCCAGGAACAGTTAGTGGTTGGGGTATTGGTGGTAATGTTGAAGGATTTACAAGTTATAGTCAACTTACGTTAGAACAGGCTCTATGGTATAGGGATAAATTAATTAATGGAAATACATCTTCGTATAGAGTATTTTATATTGGTGTTTTTGAGCAATTAAATTCTGAAAATCCAAATGTTACTGATCCTAGTGCTGGAGTTGATATTGATGAATTTGGTAGATGGTTAGGAGACATTATTGATTCTGGGTATGTTATAGATCCAGAAACAAAGAAATTAATTAAAAAAGGTAAAAAGGGTCCAGATCCTGATATGCCTCCTGGTATTGCAAATCCAAATTTTGTTGACGGGTGGAATAAACTTGTATCTGGTGGTCTTGAAGGATTGGGAAACTTCTTTGAACCATTAAGTGCATTGGCATACGCTGGCACAACATTTGGTGCTTTTTTGCTTCAACAGCAAGGTATTGTTAACTATGATAAGAATAGTCCTTATGAAGCAAATTTACCTCCACAAGATAGTCAGGCAATATCTGATTCTTTAAGTGATGTAATGAAAACAATTCCCCAAGAAAGATGGGAAAATTTAAATGGTAATGATTTGAAAAAAATTAATGATGCACTCAATCCAGGTTCTGGTCCATCACCATCAAATCCAGATAGACCTGAAGGTGTAAGAATAAACACCGACGAATATCATAATATTGTAAACAATATTGGAAGATCGGATGCATTTAAGGGTCAAGTAAAAACTGACAAAAATGGCAATCCATACATTAGTGGAATAAACGATAATTATGTCTTTACGGGTGATGCTGATGCATCTGTAAAGGGTGCTCCTGAGTTAATTAAATTCTTTGGGCAGTCTTTTGGTGCTCAGAATGATCCAAATCGTGCTGGTGGTGGAGACTATAATTATGTTGGAGATTCAGAACCAGGTGCTTTTAGTACTGATCCTGATGCAAAACCAGTTACAAATATTAAATTGAAAAATATGCCTATACGGGTAAATTTGCCTGAACCAACTAATTCAAATTTGCCAGAAAGTAATATATACAGATATATAAAGGCAAAAAAAATAATTAATGAAATTAAAAAACCATATATTCTTCCAGAAATAAAGCAAGAAAAGGTAAAGTATCGTCCTAAAGTTAATAAAACAGAAACAAGATCTGTTGGCGATGGTCTTATGAAGAAAGCAGAAGTTCCAACGTCTTTCAAGAGGATTGAGGATACTATGTGGAAAAAGCAAGAGCGTCATTTAAATGCAAGATTCTCTCAAGAGAGAAAGAATATGATTCTGGATACAGTTGGAACTTCAGATCATGCTTGGGAATATATCACGGATCGTAGTGCATCTGGTAATGAGTCAAAGATGTATGAAAATTTTGGTAATGGTATAAAAAATAAAATTATTGAAAAGAAAAAAATTGGCAATGATTACATCATAAAAATGTATAATGAACAAGGAAAAGTTGAAACTGTGACTCAATCAATTCTTAATGAAAGACTTCAGAAACAATATGAATTAATTGAGCAGGAAACTTTGAATGCACCCAATGACCCTATGATTAAAAGAGTTAGAAATAAACTCTTAAGTGGAATTGATTATCAAGATAAACCAGCAAAACTTGGATATCCAAATGAACCACCATTGCCACTAGGACAAGATGGATATCATGCAAATTATGGTCAGAGGATGGATTATTATAAGAGATTAGATAGGCATAGTGCAGATACTATGAATATCCCTGGAACAGGTAATCCTAAGATTGATAAAAAAGTTGATAGTCAGACTACAGAGAAGAAGTTGAAGACAGTAAGGGAACTCCTTAAGAAAAATAAATAGTTCGTTGGTATATCAATAAGATGGCAAGAACAATACCAGGATCAGGAGCAGTAGTATCAGCAAATTTTGATACCAACTTTGGGGTATCAGGTTTTACAATATCTAATGGTGGTACTGGTTATGCATCAACAGATCCCCCAAGAATTGATATAACAGGAACTACGGCACCATCTGCATCTGGTTCCTTTTATCCAATCATAGTTAATGGTGTAATACAATCTATTAAGGTATTGACCGCTGGTTCTGGTTATTTTCCATTAGTATCTACAGCATCAACCGCTGTTGGCATTTCTTCTATAGGATATGATGGAAACGCTAAAGTTCTTAAATCAATCTTACTTAGAGATGCAGGTAAAGGATATAGTCAAGCACCAACGGTAACAATTTCTGATCCAGAATCAATAACTGGTATTGGAACATATCAATTTAATGAAGTTGTTGTTGGATCTAGATCTTTCCTCAGAGCAAGAGTAAAAGAATGGGATGCTGATACGTTAGTTCTTAAAGTTGCTAATGTTGGCACATCTAAGACTGCACCAGATGGTAAGTTTTTTAATGGTGAATCTATCGTAGGTGAAACATCTGGAGCAAGTTATGCTACCAGAAATTATGTACAGGACGATACTTATGATAAATATACCGAGAACGATGAATTTGAGACTCTCGGAGATAGTCTTATAGACTTCACGGAAACTAATCCCTTTGGAACTTTCTAATGTTAGGTCAGTATTATTACCACGAAATAGTTAGAAAAACTATTATAGCGTTTGGAACGTTATTTAATGATATTCATATTCGTCATCAAGATGGTGATGATAATGATATTAGTGATATGAAAGTTCCTTTGGCATATGGTCCCAGTCAGAAATTTTTAGCAAGACTTACTCAACAGTCAGATTTAAATAAGGCAGTTCAAATAAGTATGCCAAGGATGTCATTTGAGATGACATCAATTCAATATGACTCTACTAGAAAATCTAGTCTTATTCAGACATTTAAAACTTGTGATGACGGCAGTAAAGTAAAGAAAGTCTTTATGCCTGTTCCATATAACATTGGATTTGAACTCAATATTCTGTCTAAATTAAATGACGATTCACTTCAAATTCTTGAGCAAGTTTTACCATATTTTCAACCACATTTCAATTTGACTGTAGATTTAGTTCAGTCTATTGGAGAAAAAAGAGATATTCCTATTGTCCTCGAATCAGTAAATTTTCAAGATGATTATGAAGGAAACTTTGATACACGCAGAGCACTGATACATACTTTACAGTTTACTGCTAAAACATATCTGTTTGGTCCTATCGCAGATAGCAGTGATGGTCTTATCCGTAAGGTTCAAGTTGATGTCTACGGTAGCACTGATCGTGCAACTGCTAAACGTGAAATGCGCTACACAGTCACACCAACTGCTAAGGAAGATAAGAATGCTGATGGTGTAATCGATCAAGCAGATCATGATCTTCTTATGCCAGGTGACAACTTTGGATTTGATGAAGACTGGCAGTTCTTGGGTGATGGTAAGAAGTATAGTCCAACTAGAAAAACGGATATCTAATAATCATGAATAATAGTTATGAGTCCATTGATAATGCGCTTGATATTGAAAGTAGCATTGTTGAATCAAAACCAGTAAAACCTGTTCCCCAAAAACAGGAAAGAAATGATATAACGAAGGATTATGAATATACTCGTGCTAATTTATATTCTCTCATAGAAAAAGGTCAAGAAGCAATAAATGGAATTATGGAACTTGCAGGAGAAAGTGCAAGTCCTAGAGCATATGAAGTTGCTGGTCAGTTAATTAAGAGTGTCGCAGACACAACTGATAAGTTGGCAGATCTTCAGAAAAAATTAAAAGACTTAGAAGAAGATAATAGTAAAAAGAGTCCAAGTAACGTTACTAACAATGCATTGTTTGTTGGATCCACATCAGAATTATCAAAACTACTCAAGCAAGGTTTTCTAAATAATAATGATGAGAATTCTAAGTAATGGCAAAGAAATCTTGCAAGAAAGGATATTACTATTGTAATACTGCTAAAAAATGTAAGAAGATTCCTAAGGGTTGGCATATAATGTCATCTACTGGATATTTGATGCGTGATAATGATCATAAAGACGACCACAAGGACGATACTGAGGGCAAGAAGAATAATGGCAACGGCAATGGTTCAAATGGCAATGGAAATGGGAATGGGGGGTCTGATGGGGGTTCTGATGGCGGAGGAGTATCAGAATCGAAGGACCATGAAGTTGCAATGGCACAAAGCCAACTCAAAAAATCAGCAAGAAATATTGAAAAGTTGAGAAAGGCATTAGGTAAGAAAGAAAAGGATATTCCTGCATGGATGCAAGCAAAGATTACTGATACCGCACACGACACTGATGCCGCTGCTGGTTACGCAGATAAAATGGATGAAGAAGTCATTGCAGAAAAACGCGACGGTAAGTCTGCTAAGTCCAAAGGTTACTCTCTCCGCGACTGGTTTAAGGGTGGTGGTTGGGTTCAAGCAGGTGGTAAGTACGATGGAAAACCATGTGCCAAACAACCAGGGCAAAAAACTAAACCATTTTGCCGTGATGCTGATGATCGAGCCAACATGAGCAAGAAAGAGAGAAGCAGAAGAGCGGCAAAGAAACGTAAAGAAGATCCAAATCCAGAAAGGACAGGTAAATCAATTATGGTATCAGCATCTTATTCAAATTGGAAACAAGACTTAAATCAACTCGATGAGTTTATAGGTGGTCAACCAGGAGATGGTTACATTGGACATCCTAGATTGGACATTAAAAATCCATTAAATCCACCAAAAAAGAAAACTAAAGTAGCACCCAGAAACACGGGTCTTGCAGGTAGACTTGGAAATAGGGCTACAGAGATTGAGAGAATGCTTGGGAACTCATATCAACCAGAAGGTGAAGTTGTTACCGAACGCGATGCCTGGGGTTGTGGACCCAATGATATGATTAAATGTCGTGATGGTGTCCTCAGAACTCCTCGTGAAATCGAACAAAAAAGACGCGATGACCTATTAAAGATGAAACCAGGAGTTAAATTAGATAAAGCACATTATGAACCAGAAGGTGAAATGGTTGATGAAGGTAAGAAAGATGCTTGCTATCACAAAGTCAAGTCTCGTTATTCTGTCTGGCCAAGTGCATATGCATCAGGTGCTCTAGTTAAGTGCCGTAAAAAAGGTGCTGCTAATTGGGGCAACAAGACCAAAAAAGAAAGTTATGAGATCTCTAACTGGAGAGATGATTTTCAAGCACTTGAATATGAGTCTGTAGATATCATCAAAGCAGAACCACTAAAATCAACTCAAGGTATTGGTAGTGATATGCTTGATGAAAAGAAAAGACTGACTGCTAAACTGGATAAAATTTCAGATCAGTTGAGAAAAGCATCTGCAATGCACGCAAATCAATCAAAAGAGGTTACTAAAGTTTCAAAATCCCTTGAAGAAGCAAAGAAGTGCTGGAAGGGTTACAAGAAAACGGGAACTCAAAAACTCTTCGGTAAGACTTATAACCGTTGTGAAAAAATTAAAGAAGACTGGCAGAAATCAAACCGTAAAGATGGTGTTGATGGTATGAGTCAGAAATCCGTAAATGCATATCGTCGCGAAAATCCAGGTTCAAAGTTGCAAACTGCAGTAACTGGTAAAGTTAAAAAGGGAAGTAAAGCTGCCAATCGTCGTAAGAACTATTGTAGTCGTTCTAAAGGTCAGATGAAGATGCATAATATTGATTGTTCAAAGACCCCAGAAAAGAAAATCTGTAAGGCACGTAAACGTTGGAGATGTTGAATTAGGTTTTTATTATGAATGAACAGTATCTTGGTAATCCAAATCTAAAAAAAGCAAATACGGCGGTCGAATTTAGCGAAGAGCAAATCATTGAATTTGTCAAGTGTAAAGAAGACCCCGTTTATTTTGCTAATAATTATATTAAAATCGTTTCTCTTGATGAGGGATTAACACAATTCCATCCATATCATTTTCAGGAAAAACTGATCAATAACTTCCATGCAAATAGATTTAATATTTGCAAAATGCCAAGACAGACTGGTAAGTCCACTACTGTGGTATCTTATCTTCTACATTATGCTGTTTTTAATGATAGTGTTAATATTGGTATTCTAGCAAACAAAGCGGCAACTGCAAGAGAACTTCTCAGTAGGTTACAGACTGCATATGAGAACTTGCCTAAATGGATGCAACAGGGTATTATATCCTGGAACAAAGGATCGATGGAATTAGAAAATGGCAGTAAGATATTGGCAGCTTCTACGTCTGCAAGTGCTGTCCGAGGCATGTCGTTCAATATCCTCTTCCTCGACGAATTTGCATTCGTTCCAAACCATGTTGCAGACTCGTTCTTTGCATCTGTTTATCCTACTATTACTTCTGGTAAAAACACCAAAGTAATTATTGTATCCACGCCACACGGTATGAATCATTTCTACCGTATGTGGCACGACTCAGAGAAAGGTAAAAATGAATACATTCCAACTGATGTTCATTGGTCCGAGGTTCCTGGAAGAGATGATGTATGGAAAGAACAGACGATTGCTAACACATCAGAACAGCAATTCAAAGTCGAGTTCGAGTGTGAGTTTCTTGGTTCTGTCAATACCCTTATAAATCCATCTATTTTAAAGAATCTCATTTATGAAGACCCTATCCAAAAGAATGCAGGTTTAGATGTCTACGAAAAAGCGAAACCTGAACACAACTACCTTACTACTGTTGATGTTGCTCGTGGGTTGGGCAACGATTATTCTGCATTTATCGTTGTTGATATTACAGAGTTTCCCTACAAGATAGTAGCGAAGTATAGAAATAATGAAATAAAACCGATGTTGTTTCCCAACATCATTCAACAAACAGCGAAGGCATATAATGATGCTTGGGTGCTAATAGAAGTCAATGATATTGGAGAGCAGGTAGCAAACATTCTCCATTATGACTTGGAGTATGAAAATATGTTGATGGCAGCGATGAGAGGTCGTGCAGGACAGGTTGTTGGGCACGGATTCTCTGGTAAAAAATCACAGATGGGTGTTAGAACAACGGCACAAGTTAAAAAACTTGGTTGTTCAAACTTAAAAATGTTAATTGAAGATTTTAAGTTATTAACATTAGATTATGAAATAATTTCCGAACTGACTACCTTTGCCCAGAGACATAATTCTTTTGAAGCAGAAGAAGGTTGTAACGATGACCTTGCAATGTGTCTTGTTATCTTTGCTTGGTTGGTAGCTCAAGACTACTTCAAGGAAATGACTGACAATGATATTCGTAAGAGAATATATGAAGAGCAGAAAAATCAGATAGATCAAGATATGGCACCGTTTGGATTTTTAGATGATGGCATTAATGATATGACAGGATCATTTACAGATAAAGATGGTGATCGCTGGCATACTGATGAATATGGTGACCGTGCTTATATGTGGGAGTATCATTGATGGACTTAGATGATCAGTTAAAACTGGGACATCTTCTCCTTTACGATAGAAAATGTAGAGTCTGCGATAATACTAAAAATATGGTTGATGGATTTTATAGGACTAGAAAGGATAGAGGTCCTGTTGCGTCATCATATTCCTATGAGTGTAAAGAGTGTACTAAGAAAAGAGTAAAAAAGAGTAATGATATGTGGGAATACCCAGATTGGTAGGTTTCACGTCTGGATTCCCCAATGAAAAGCACCTTTTTAATAAATAATTCCAGGTAATTTGGACCAAGGAGAACAAAAAGATGCCTCTAAACTTAGCATCTCCTGGAATTGTAGTAAGAGAAGTTGACTTAACTATTGGAAGAGTCGATCCAGTTTCTGGTTCGATTGGGGCGCAGTGTGCTCCTTTCGCTAAGGGACCTGTAGATCTTCCACAGTTTATTGAAAACGAGGACGATCTCTTAAACACTTTCGGTAGACCATATTCTACAGATAAGCACTATGAGCATTGGATGGTGGCATCATCATTCTTGGCATATGGTGGCGTAATGCGTGTTTCAAGAGCAGACGATCAGATGCTAAAAAATGCATTTGTCGGCGCTGCCTCAAGCATTAAAATCAAGAGCACCGAGCACTATGAGCAACTCGGTTACGATGAAAATCCAATCACTAACGTAACTATTGCTGCAAGAAACCCAGGCACTTGGGGAAACGACATTAAAGTTGCTATCATTGATGGTAGAGCAGACCAGATTCTTACTGGTGTCTCTACAAGCGGCGTTACTGTAGGTTGTGGATTTACTGCTTCAGTTCCTGCCAATACAATTCTTGCTGGTGCTGGATCAACTTCAATTCTTGACGGACATATTCAAGGTGTTGTCACAGAAGTCGGATCTGCTCAAGTATCAATTAAGGTTACTGAGCATGTAGCAGTTTCAGGAACTAGAAGCGACGTTGATTATACCCAGAATGGTGTATATGCACTTCCACAAACTGGAAACGTTGCAATTCACACTGCTGGTACCGCAACAGCATTTGCTACAAGAGCATATACAGGCGAACTTGATTGGTTTGAAAATCAGGAAATCACGCTTAGCGTCGGTAAACTTGAGTGGGATCAACTTTCCAACAGACCTGGAACATCAGACTATGCTGCCGCTAGAGGAAGCAGATTTGATGAAGTTCATGTTGTTGTCATTGATGACAAAGGAACAATCACTGGAAATGCTGGTTCAATTCTTGAGAAGCACCTTGCACTCTCTAAGGCAAAAGATGCTGAGTTCTCTGTAGGTTCTCCTTCTTATTGGAGAAAGTATCTCTACACCAATTCTGCATATATCTTTGGTGGATCTGCTCCTGTTGGAACAACAGCAATCGCACATAGCGATAATGGAAGAGTACAATTAGAACTTGATGCTGACACTGGTTGGGATCAGAACGCAGACAAAGTAAACTTTGGTGGTATTGGATCTCTCACATTAACTCTAGGCGGTGGTCTTAACTATCAAGGCAAATCAGATCTCACCACATCGGGTGCTCTGTATTCAGGTCTTGATGACATCATCACTGGAATTGGTAAGTATGATAACACTGAAGAGTATGAAGTAGACTTCATTCTGATGGGTTCTGCTAACTATCCTAAGTCTCAAGCACAAGCACTTGCTAATAAGTGCATTGCAGTTGCTGAAGCAAGAAAGGATGCAGTTGCATTCATCTCCCCATACAGAGGAGCATTCATTAGTGATAACTCTGTTGGTAGCGTAACTGTTGAGAATATTGATACTATTACCGATAACGTAATTAGTTTCTATTCCTCAGCAACTTCTACAACTTATGGAATCTTTGATAGTGGTTACAAGTACATGTATGACCGCTTCAATGACACCTTCCGTTATGTTCCTCTAAATGGAGACATTGCTGGTACTTGTGCCAGAACTGATGTTGAACAGTTCCCATGGTTCTCACCTGCCGGAACTTCTAGAGGTGCAATTCTTAATGCAGTTAAACTTGCATATAATCCTGGTAAGAAGCAGAGAGATCTTCTCTATTCTAGCAGAATCAACCCAGTCATCTTCTCCCCTGGTGCAGGTATTATCCTGTTTGGTGATAAGACTGGATTCGGTAAGTCCTCAGCGTTCGATAGAATCAACGTCCGCCGCCTGTTCATCTTCCTAGAAGATGCAATCTCCGCTGCTGCTAAGGACTTCCTCTTCGAGTTCAACGATGAGATTACAAGAACTAACTTTGTAAACATCGTAGAACCATTCCTGCGCGACGTTCAATCTAAGCGTGGAATCTTCGATTATGTTGTCGTTTGTGATGAGACTAACAACACCGCTGCTGTCATTGATAGCAATGAGTTTGTTGCAGATATCTTCATCAAGCCAGCAAGATCAATCAACTTCATTGGACTGACCTTCATTGCCACCAGAACTGGTGTTGCTTTTGAAGAAGTAATCGGCTCCGTTTAATTCAATTAGAGGTTAACTCAAATGCCATCTAGAAAACAAATTAATCCACCCCCATTAAGGAAGATTACCGACTTCAAGAGTAAGTTAACGGGTGGTGGCGCTCGCGCCAACCTCTTTGAAGTCGTTCTTCAGTTCCCAGATCTGGCACAACCAGACTCTGCTACTCTTGAGAAATCAAGATTCTTAGTCAAGGGTGCCAATATGCCAGCATCCAATATTGCACAGATCGAAGTACCTTTCAGAGGTCGTGTTCTTAAAATCGCAGGTGATAGAACCTTCGATTCTTGGACCGTTACCGTCCTGAACGATACCGACTTTGCCATTCGTTCCGCTATGGAACGTTGGATGAATACCATTAACAGAGTATCTGATAACACTGGTCTGGTCAATCCAGCAGATTATCAAGCAGATGCTTATGTCTATCAATTAGATCGTGACGGTTCTGTTCTCAGATCCTATCGTTTCTATGATGTATTCCCAACTCAGGTAGCACCAATCGAACTCTCCTATGATGCCCAAGGCATTCAAGAGTTCACTGTTGAACTTCAAGTTCAGTGGTGGGAAGCTTCCAAGGGCACTGGCGCTAATGCTGGCGGTGACGACATCAACTAAATAGAAGAAGGAAAAGACTCATTTAACTTATTATGGCCAAACTTTTTGGTTTTTCAATTGACAAAGATCAGAATAAGTCATCTTCAATTGTCTCCCCCGTTCCTGAAACTAATCAGGACGGGGTTGATAATTATATCAGCAGTGGATTTTATGGTCAATATGTTGATATTGAAGGTGTTTATAAAACAGAGCATGATTTAATAAAAAGATATAGAGAGATGTCTCTCCATCCAGAAGCGGATGGGGCGATTGAAGATGTCGTTAACGAAGCAATCGTTAGCGATCTTTATGATTCTCCTGTAGAGATTGAACTTTCTAATCTTAACGCAAGCGATAGTCTTAAGAAAAAGATTAGATCAGAATTCAAGTATCTCAAAGAAATTTTAGACTTTGATAGAAAGTCTCATGAAATTTTTCGCAACTGGTATGTTGACGGAAGACTTTACTATCTGAAAGTTATCGACTTAAAAGCACCTCAAGAAGGTATTAAAGAATTAAGATATATCGATCCATTAAAAATTAAATATATTCGTCAGGAGAAAAAGGATCCTAACGGAAAATATGACAATGGTGTTGTAAGGATTAATAGGACGCAGGATATTCAGAAAGGAATGGAGTTTGATGAGTATTTCCAATATACTCCATCTCCAAATGCAACTTATGGTTTGAGTGCCATGAGTCGTGGAAATTCTAAGTCAATTAAATTGGCAAAGGATGCAGTTACATATTGCACTTCTGGTTTAGTAGATAGAAACAAGAATACAGTTCTTTCATATCTTCATAAAGCAATCAAAGGTCTCAATCAGTTACGTATGATTGAGGACTCTCTTGTCATCTATAGAATATCAAGAGCACCAGAGCGTAGAATTTTCTACATTGACGTTGGCAATCTTCCTAAAGTTAAGGCAGAGCAATACCTCAAA